GTCTGGCGATAGATATTGCCAGACGGGGCAAACCAGTCGCCTGGTGTAGCCCCACGTACAAGATGTTATTGGAAGTCTGGCGTAATTTGCGCCACACACTGCACGATTACGCCACACGCATAAGCGACGCAGAGAAACGTATAGACCTGCACGGTGGTGGTTGCATCGAGATGTGGTCGCTTGAGCGTCCTGATGCGCTCCGCGGCCGAAAGTATGCCCGTGTCATCATTGATGAGGCCGCGATGGTGCGCGGGCTTCAAGATGCATGGCAGCAGATTATCCGCCCTACCCTGGCGGATATGCAGGGCGACGCGTTCTTTTTCTCAACGCCGAAAGGCATCAATTATTTTTGGCAATTATATCAAGAAGCTGATGACAAACCAGATTGGGCGTCCTGGCAGATGTCATCGCATTGCAATCCCCATCTCCCATCCGCAGAGATAGACGCGATGAAAGAAGAATTGCCTGAGCGCGTGTATGAGCAAGAAGTCCTTGCGCGTGCGTTGGAAGATGGTGCGTTCTTTGTCGGCGTCCAGTCCTGCGTGTACTACGACCTGCCTGAGCACGCCGCACCATACGTTGCTGGCATAGACGTTGGCAGGACAGACGACTACACGGTCGTTATGGTGATGGATGCACGGGCAAAGATTGTCGTGCATACCGAACGTTTCACCGGCATCGGGTTCGCGGCGCAGGCAGAGCGCATCAAAGACATATATGCCGAGTGGAACCCAGAAGTCGTGATGGTCGAGATAAATTCTTTTGGGCGTGCGCTCTACGAGATGCTTGCGCACGCCATGCCAGTCCAGCCATTTTCCACGACAAACCAGAGCAAGCAGCACATCATTGACATGCTGGCGATTGCGCTTGAGAAGCAAACCATATCCATCCCAGATGACAAGGTTCTCATCGGGGAATTGACGCAATACACGCAGGAGCAGCTTCCTGGCGGTCTGGTTCGGTTTGGCGCACCAGCGGGGCAGCACGATGACATGGTGATGGCTCTGGCATTGGCTAATGCGGTGGCGGGGAACTACGAATGATAAAGTTTGTGGAGAGGAATAACGGGAAAATCAAAGCGACACCACTGTCGTCTGTCGGAGGATGGTCGGAGTTGCTTGGCGAGCGGGATACCGCATCGCTGTCACCAGTCGAGGCGTACAACAACGTCGCGACGGTTTTTCGCTGCGTGGAGATACGTTCCGGCGCGGTCGCTTCAATGCCACTCGATTTGTACAAACGCGGCCGACTGCTCAACCGAGAGGGCAAGGAATTTCTAGCGTGGCAGGACGTGCTGCGCAATATGCTCGTGGAGATTGAAGAAAATTTATGTCTTTTCGGCCGCGCATATATCCACACGCCACGCAACGGCGTCGGGTTCTCATCACCAGGCGACTTTTACATCCCTCTCCCGCATACCATATCCATTCAATACTCTGCTGATGGCACCATCGCGTACTTTGTTCGCAGCGGGCGTGCAACGATGGTGCAAGAAATCCCACGTGAAGAAATGACTTGGATGTGGTATCCCTCCAAGTCATACGAAAATCATCCTGGCGGCGGCCCCCTCCACCGCGTGCTCGGTGAAGCTTCCACAATGCAAAACATCGCCATGTTCAGTCAGCAATACTTTCGCAACGGGGCCATATCTCCAACGTTGTTTTTCTTTGGGGATGGGTCATCAAGCGTGCCTTATCGCGTGACAGACAGCGAGCTTTCGTCTTTTCAGGCCCTCATGAGGCGTGTTATGGGCGGTATCAAGAATGCGTTCAAGATATTCGCCTTCCGCGGGAATGTTTCGATGCACACAATCGGCGCAAAGCTGGCGGAGAGCGGGTCTGACAAAGAATATCCTCGCTCCACCACAGAGATTGTCCGCGCGTTCGGTGTGCCAAAGTCACTTGTGGACAGCGAAACCGCTACATACGCGCACGCAAGTGCGGATATCTTTAATCTTTATGACCAGACCGTGCTCCCTCATCTGCAAGCCCGCATTCTCGGCCCACTCAACGATTGGTTGGCATTGAGCGGACTGCGGGCAGAAACACGTGAGGACATGCTGGAATGTTATCAGCAATACGAACTCCAAAAAGCGCAGGCGGTGTCATCACTCGTTGGCGGACCGGTATGGACTGTCAATGAGGGGAGAGAGTATCTCGGCAACGACCCACTGCCAGGTGGTGATGTGATTGGTAGCGGCGCGGGTGACAACGATGTCGAGGCGGCGCGGGCGTGGAAGGCCGCGCACGACGCGATTTGGAGCGATTATCCGTGACAGAGCGCGAACGCCAGATTTATAATGCGCTGTTGCGTGTCTTTGCTCCCTACATCACGAGCGTATCGCAGTCCATTTTCAGCAATGGCACATTTGACATTGCTGACCTTCCGCAAGCCATGCAGCGGGTCTTGATACGTGAGCTTGAAGCAGCGTACATCAACAATGCAGACGAAATGGTGCTGCGTGACGATTTGCCTGGCGTGGACATAGACGAGATTGGAACGGTTGCGGGGGAGTGGGCGCAGCAACACACAAGCGGGCTTGTGGTCGGCATCACGGATAGCGTTCGCAAGCGTTTGCGCTCAATCACGCAGTCATTTCTGGACACGCCGGGAATGACGCGAAAAGAACTGGAAGAGCGCATACGCGCAGTCGGTTTGTCCAAGTCGCGAGCGGAGGCAATCGCAATCACGGAAGTGACGCGAGCCGCATCCGCAGCGACAAATGGGCTTCAAGCCCACTACCGCGAGCGATACAATCTCTCGTATTTGCGCATTTGGCAGACCAATGAAGACGACCGTGTTTGCCTAATCTGCGGGCCGTTAGATGGTAAATCGGAGCAGTATTGGCGAAACCGATTTCCTTTCGGTCCGCCTGCGCATCCACACTGTAGATGCACAACAGCATTGAGGCTGAGGCGATGAAAATAAGGCTCAACACCAAAGAATATGATGAGATGAAAGAAGCCCTGACTGGAGGATCGTGGCTTCGGCAATTCACGTTGATGGTCGCCACCAGGATGCACGAGCTTATCTCCAAGTATCCGCCAGCCACGGCAGCGAACCGACCGAAGCGCGGTGAAACGCACTACGAGCGCGGGTTGGGGAGCGTCTACACGCGAGTGGGGGGCGGAAGGTCCGTCCGGAAGACCTCGGAGATGCTCGGCAGGCGGTGGGATATTCTTCCAGGAGCGAGTGGCACGACGCGACTGCGCAACAACGCCAGCTATGCAGGCTATGTCCACGACGCAAGATACCAGGCGTGGTTTCACGGCGACCGCGGCTGGAAGACGGATGAGGAGGTTGTTCGCCAGATGGAGGACGCAGGAGATTTCGAGGACTTTGCCGAGATTGTGATAATGAAGGATGTGCTATGAGTTATTGCACGTTGGAAGACATCAAGCTTTACCTCGGCATCACCGAGGACAGTGACGATGCGCTGATAGAGCAGTCTATCCTGGCGGCAAAAACCGCCATAGACGCATATTGCAGCACGGTGTTTGACGTGTCTACGGATACGACAAAATACTTTTCATCGCGGGATGACGGGATATGGGGGGCATATTTGCATCTGGGCCGCAACAGGCTTGCAGCATCTCCCACATCCGTTGTCATTGCAGGCACGGATGTGACCAGCGATATTATTCCAATGCCGAATGATCGCCCAATTACGCAGATTTATTTGATGAGCAATGCACCCCAAACATGGCGTGACAGCGGTGACGACCCTGCTATCAGTATCTCAATCACCGGCAAGTGGGGATACAGCACAACCGCCCCAACCGACATCAAGCAGGCGGCCATTATTTGGGCGTCGTTTCTCTACCAACAAAAGGATGCATTCATTGACGGGACGGTCGCCAGTTCGTCGGAAGAGCGGAGGACGGTGATACCAGGTGTGCCACGTGGCGCGGTGCATCTATTGGCACCATATAAGAGGGGGTGGTGATGGCGACGATTGAGCAAATACGAGAAATATTGCAGGAGCGTCATCGTCAAATCACCGGCGTAAAGACCGCGCCGGTGTACCCACCGCGCAA